CTTTTTCTTAGGTTCTTCAGTCATTACCCAAGCCTTTAAGATGGGATAGGTAATCTCCATCTTCTTCATCTGTAGAAGTGTTTGGCGTTGGGGTATCCTCTCCACCTGCGATGCTAAGAGCCATTTTTTTCAAATCTTCGTAAGAAGCAACTCTTACAAGGCCTTTAATATCGTGAAGCTCATCCAGCCATTGCGCAATCTCTTGGTCAGAGCCCGCACTGGTCTTTTTAGGTTTTGGTGAGGACTTATCATAGTTGGGCCATTGTCCTTGATTATCCTTGACAATCTTAAAGTCGTGCCCTGACTCAGTGCTAGTGATATCCCCAAAATCTTCGTCAAAAAAACAATCCAAAATCTTGCTAAAAAGCTTAACTCCCATGGAAAGAATTTTTACTTCTCCGGAATCACGCTCAACTGCATTCAAATAAAATCTTTTAGTAGCTTTAATCTGTCGAGCAATACTTTGGTTCTCCTCTACCTTGGTATTCCATAGCCTGAAGCTAAGGTCACAAAGAGGACAGTCACCTCCTTTGACCCTTGGGCAGTGATGATTTCTTCCATCAATTCGATGGATAGCTGTTTCCGCATAAAAATCCTCCCCTTCCTCCTTGGCGGGGAGAATTCTCACTACAGTGGTTCCTTCTTCCATCATCAGAAACCTCTTCAGGAAATCACTATTGTCATTATCAGACTTTACTCTGTTAATTTGATTGTACTTTTTTCGTAGTTCGTCTAAGTTTACCATGTTAATATTGTTATAAAAAAATAAAGGGAACTGTTTAGGTTCCCTTTATTATAGTTCGTTTTTACGAAGATTTAATTAGTTTTTACCCACTAAAATCGTGTCGGTCTATTGAATAGTGAGTTATGGGGTAAATTGACCCCTCTGCATTTGTTACACCTTTTAATTTGAAGTCCCACAAGTTTGCGTCATGCAACCTTTGACCGCAGTCATTTATAAGATTTCTAGCGTCGGACAACTGGTCTTGGGATGTGGTGTACCCTCCCGAACGCGGTAAAAGGGCCTCGTAGAACTGGACACCCTTACATTCCATGAGCCATCCCCACGGGCTGGTATCGAATCCCCATCCTAACCATTTCTGGAATCGGTTCATGAATTCCGTTTGACTGTTAGGACCCCAATACTCCATTGTTTGAAAACTAAATCCTTGCCAACAAGCTTCATCATAAAGTACATCATTGGGCTTCAAGAGTCTCCTAGCGTAGAAGTTTTGTCTGGTGGTTATATTACCAGCAGGTCCTAGGCATCCTGCGCTAACAGAGCCATAAGTACGACCTCTGTAATCTGCGTCGAAGGCAAGTAGGTTGAATTTTTGAGGCTGTTGCCAAGGTCCAGCATGTACATTGGTAGAACTTGTAGCGTGACAGCGGCCTTGCACATCAACGACGAGAAATGTCTGAGATATGTTGTTGTTTTTACCTAAGGCAGAAGTATTAACCCCACTCAAGGAGCAGTCTCTGTGCGGGAGAGCATCCCTAGCTGCTGTAGGCACTCGAGTGTAAAAAATACTCATCTCCTGGCGTTCAATGTACCAGGGGCCTGAGGTTTCAACCCCGCTCGGTATTGTACCAGATACGCCTGATACCGGCGAAATGCCGCTGATAAAGTAGCCAAAGTTTCCTCCGCCTCCAATTGCTTGGGGAACTGTGGTTGTGGGGCTTGTGGGTAATGGGACCATTATTTAGATATATTTTTTTTGAAACCTAAACTTTTCTTATAGGAAAAGCTTTCCGAAAATGCTACCAGCAAACCCTGCTAATAACCACTTCCAGTTACTGAAAATTGATTTATTTAATTGTGATATTATGTTTTTCCACATATCACTATTATATAGTGATTATCCAAGGTCAGATACTAGTTTTATCTCTGCTCTTTTATTTGCGGACATCTGTACTAACATATCTTTTTGGTGGTCAAGAGAAGTGACTATGTTCTTAGCCAAGTTGTACTTGTGCTGAGATTCTAGAACCTGTGATTTAAGGTCCTTGATTGAATCCAAAGTTAGAACATGTGCACTTAGAGCTGCCTCTGTAACTTTCTTATCTTGGGAGAGTAAAAATTCCCTGCGAGACTCCTTAACTTCCGCCTCGGCATACTCAAAAGTAATTTCAGCAGAATTATAAACTTTCTTCGCATACGCTAATACAGCCCCAAAAAACGCATACAAGGCAGTGTGGTTTTGTAAGGCCTCATCCATGTTATCTTCAGTTATCTCCAAATACTCCTTGGATATTGTAAGATACTTATTTTCTAGACTGTTGTAAGTTTCAATTGCGCTATTCATTGGTAAGTAAGTACTCGAATAATTCGGTGTTTAGGGTTGCTAATAACTGTATCATGTTGGAGGTTACAGTAGTTAGGTATTCGTTGCCTACAGTAGGCATCTCATCGTCGTCTCCCAACCCAAAAAGCTCCCACCCTACATGGCAAATCTCATGAAGGAGAGTTCCTTTGTAGTCCTCCTCACTTTGATTTGGGTCTACGGTTATAAGAGCTTTTGGAAACTCAACACAGCCATATAAACTGTCCTTGGAGAGAGACTTTTGTTCAATCGTAAAGGTTTTGATGCCTGTATGAACCTCCATCGGGTGAACTGGTTTTTTTATCTTGTTCATGACGTTTTTTGGTTTATCGTAAGTTTGGAATAGTCTATATTAGACGGTATTACGTATCTAGACCTTCCATTGCGAGATTTGATAACGTATACGCGAGCTTCCCCCTTGTCAAACTCCAATTCGTTCTGGTTAACGGAAAATACAAGGTCACATACTCTGGTTTTTCCGTAAGAATCTGCTAACTCTGTGTCTGTGATAAGGCTAACCCTCTTACCTTCCCGATTAGTTTGAGTTGCGGTCCAAACTAAGCACTGATTTTCGATAGCAAGACCCCTCAACTCCTGTGCCAGCCTCTCTTGGGCTTGGTATTCTGGCATGGAGGCATCGGTTGATAACAACTCAAGATAGTCTACAATAAGCACATCCGGAGTAAAATCTTCTACATTGCGGAGTTGCACAAGAAAAGAGCGGAGGGTGTTAACGTTGGCTCTTTTAGTTGGAAATTCCTTTATTCTTAAGGAACCCATGTTTGGTTTAGCTTGTTTGATTTTGTCGAAACGGTCTATAATAACATCCCTCCGATGTTTCAGTTCCGATTGCTTCACATGTGTGAATATACTGTCCATCCGTTGGGCAACTCTATCTTCGGACATTTCTAAAGAAACATACAATACGTCATACCCATCAACAACAGAGCGAGCAGCCTGATTAGCGAGATACAATGATTTTCCAACGCCTGGAGGGGCTACTACCATAGCAAGCTCCTTTGGTGCCATACCACCCTCTAGAGACTCGTTCATAGAATCAAAAATGGTTCTAAATTTGTGGTCTTTCTCCTCATCGTCTCTAGAAAACCTGTCATCGAAGGAATTGAAATAATTAACTCCAAGATCTAAGTTTCTAGTAACTGTAAGAGCCCCTCTAACGAGTTCTTCAATATCCTCATATTTCTTCTGCTCTATCAATCCCACGGAAGAGATTATTGCATCTTTTATTGATTGTTCTCTGGCAAAATTCTCAACCAAGTCCAGAAGGTAATCCTCATTGTCCAAAGATTTCTCATCTAAGTTATTAATTTGATTCAACTCCTCTTTGAAATCAGAAAGTAGTTCACTAGAAGACTTTAAAGATTTAACCTCCTCCAAGATGAAATCATCGGTAGGTAGTTTTCTGTATTTTTGGTAGTAGTCTACAATTACCTGAAAAAATTTCTGGTGAGAGGGGTACTCAAAATACTCCGGTTTCACCATAGGCATGGCTTGTACCAAAAAGTTGGAATCTGACTTAGCTAGGTAAATGATTCCTCGTTGTATGCTGTCTGCTAGTTCGTATGCCATGTCATCTTATTAAAGATGAAAATTGTATAAACTGAACCAATAGATGCAAGACTATCCTATTTTTGACCGGAATTTCCGGAACCTCTCACAGCATGGTCTTTTTCGGACCCAGATAACTTAGAAACAGCATCCTTAACAAGGGCGGTAGCGGTCTCCCTTCTCTTCTTCGTTTCTTCTGGGCTACACTTTTTGACAACACCGTCTTTTTCAAGTTGCTCGTGGTCAATCTTCATTTGAGAATAGGGAGAGGCTCCCGTCTTCCCTTCAATAGCCTTTCGAGTATTTCTAACTTCTTCGTCGTGCCATTTATGAGCTTTGTGTTTGTTTTCCTTCTCTACTAGAGAAGAGTTATAGTGGTAAGTGGGGGTTCCCCCCTGCACCTTAAAGTCGGCAATGGGACCTCCCATGTACCTAGTAGCTCTCTTCCCACAACCAGAACATTTAGTCCATTTTTTCATGTTAGCCATAGAGGTGCTAATCTCCTTTACTTCTTCACACTTGGTACACTTATACTGATAAATAGGCATTATATTTCACACACTCCCGAC